AAAGTCATCAAAACGTTTTGGTTGATGAGGTTGGATTTTTGGTTCATCCAACTATATGGGAATCAGGCGCAAGTCCTGATGGATTGGTTGGAGATTTTGGGATGGTAGAAATAAAATGCCCAAATACAGCAACACACATTGATACTTTGTTAACGCAGACCGTTCCAGGCAAATACAACACACAGATGCAATGGCAGATGGCTTGTGCTGGACGTCATTGGTGCGATTTTGTGTCATTCGACCCACGTATGCCAACAGACTTACAACTGTTTGTTAAGCGTGTCGAATATGATTCTCCTTACGTAGCGATGTTGGAAAAAGAAGTAATGTCATTTTTGAATGATTTAGATAGTAAAGTAAAACAATTAAACGAACTTAAGGTAACAAAATGAGCAAAACAGTCTATGAAGTAAAAGTCGTATCAGGTAAATACACCGACAGAGAGGGAAAAGAAAAATTGCGTTACACACAAATTGGTAGCGTAATAGATACCAGAAACGGGCTTATGTTAAAACTCAGCGCATTCCCTGTAACAGACGAACATTGGAATGGCTGGGCTTATTTAAACACACCGTTGCCTAAAGATTCAGCGCCCCCAAAGCGTAATGAACAAGAGGATGACATACCGTTTTAATGTAGGGGGTACGCCCCCTTTTTAGGAGCAAACATGGATGATGCAGAATTAGTATTAAAAATACTTCAAGATTACTACGGGCACAAATGGTCTGGTGTTGAAAATTATATTTTAGCAAGACAAAAATACGCACAGGGTAAAAAATCACACGCACAGATGTATATGCACATTTTGTTATGGGCTGAACATCTTTACACAGCAAAAGAAATTATGGATTCACTCAATCGGGAGGGTTTGTATGTTAGAGACGGGCTTTGATAGATTTTGGGCGGCATGGCCAAAAAACCCACGTAAGGGAGCAAAACAAGAATGTCTCAAAAAATGGAAAAAATACTATTGTGAAACTTGTGCTGACCAAATCATAAAACACGTTGATTGGATGAAAACCACAGATCAATGGCGTAAGGATAACGGGGCGTTCATTCCCGCACCGTTGGTTTATTTGAACGGTCAGCGCTGGGACGGGGCAGAAATACCCGAAACAACTGATATTGTTCAAGATCGTGACCCGTATTTGATTAAATTGGAGGAGGAACGTAAGAAATTTGTTCCACCGCCAGAGCATATAAGAGAAAAAATACAACAACTCAGATCTAAATTATGAGACGTGGACGAATTGATGAAAACCAACGAATTATTGTGGACACATTACGCACAGCTGGTGCTACGGTTGTTTTGCTTTCAGACGTTGGTAAAGGTGTTCCTGACCTTTTGGTTGGATTCAGAGGAGTGACATTGTTAATGGAAGTGAAAGACGGTAAAAAACCACCGTCAGACCGTCAATTAACACCTGACCAACAAAGATGGCACGCAGAATGGAGAGGAGGGGCGCTTGCAATCGTAGATAGCGCTGATTCTGCTTTAAGAATGATAGGAGTAATCAAATGAAATATTTAATAGCAATTTTAATTTTAGCTGGGTGCGCTGATAACAAACCCCCAATAGTACCCGTTAAGGTAGAGCCACAAGCTCAACAGATGAGCCGCAATGAGGTTGTACAGGCTTCAATGGAATGTGAAGCTGGTAATTTAAGACCAGTACCAATCATATCTAAACGTATGGTTTCAGGAATGTACAGCGACATAGTGATTGACGTCCAATGTATGCCCAAACGTTCATCAATGTACTAGGAGACAAGAATGACTAAACAGGAAGCTATAAACATACTTTTAGATCACTTTAGTGCAGGATTTGTCCGCACAATAGAGGATGCGCTAAACAAAGAATGGGTAGGGTTGATTGATGAGGATATGAAAGATCAAAAAACTCATAATTTGGATTTTATTTTGGGTGCAAGATGGGCTGAAGAAATATTAAAGGAACGAAACAAATGACAGAACAAGATTTAATGGATGCTCATCATAGGGCTGTTGATTTCATAAGAGATAACGCTAAAGTTTACGCAAAAGCCAAATCAGAACGTGTTTACCTTGAAGAATTTAGAAAATCAAAAAAAGCGCTGTTAATGAAAGATGCTATGGAACAAGGCATACAGGCAGTCAACCAACAAGAACGGGAGGCGTACAGTCATCCCGAATATATTGAATTGCTGATGGGGCTGGGGCACGCAATCGAAGTTGAAGAGACCATAAAATGGAAAATGGAGGCGGCAAGACTCAGAGTAGAGATTTGGCGCACCGAAGAAGCCACTAATCGGGTCGTAGACAGGGCGCACACATGATACTCAAGCGAACCTATGTTAGATCAAAAAAATTGCTAGAAAACGCCCGTTGTTTGCCTTGTCAACATTGCGGTAAAGAAGATGGTACTGTGGTTGCGGCTCATACCAACTGGGGCGGGGGCAAAGGACGTGGCATTAAGGCTGACGATAATCTTATTGCAAGTTTATGTTTTTACTGTCATGCTAAAGTAGACCAGGGGCGCAAATCATCAGCAGAACGCAAACAGATGTGGCTGAATGCCCACAAAAAAACCGTAGAATTGATGCAAAAACAAGGGTTATGGGTAGTTGACGTACCCGTACCTGATGTGTCAGAATTGCGGTGAGATAATGCAGTTGTCTCTTTGGGGTATAACAGCCCCACTTTTTTATTTTCTTTGCAAAGGAAAAAATCATGGGTTATCCCAAAATGGAAATTGAGCCTAAAGGCGCTAAAGCTAGTGACCGTACAGGCGAAAAAAAAATCGGTGCGTCTAAAGTAGACCGTGAAATGGGCGGTGTACCGTCTACAACAGGGGCTAAAGCACCTAAAGCCGCACTATCTAGCGACACTACTGGTGAGCGTAAAATGCCCATCGCTGGTGGCGTAGGTATGGGTAAAATGGACGGCATCGGTTCACGTGACGGAAGTCATATGGGTCGTGTTGACGGACGTTGTGGCGAAATGAATGATGGTTCTATGGAGCGTGAGTGTTATTCACATGAGCGCATGCCACACGTTCAGGACAAAATGTGATGTCTTGGGAAGAACAAAAGAAAAAAATTAGTGCTAAACATAAGGAAAATTTGAAAAAAGCAGAATCCGAAAATCGTGCTTCTGTTAAATCAAAACCTAGTGGTAGCTTAAATCCATTTTCTTTAGTTACTCATATAGATGGCGAACCTATTAAATCAGCAAATTCAATGGGTTTGCGTAAAGAAACTGATGCTGGAATACCTGAAGGTAAACTTGGACAAATGAATACAGGACGTTCAGAAAAAGAAGTTTATTCTCATGTAAGACAACCTCATTCTCAAAGAGAACCAAATATTTTCGATTTAATAACGCACATAGACGAAAAACCAATAAAATAGCGAAACGCCCTGGTGGGAGAGCACCAAGGCATTTCTAACCAAACAAAAGGGAGGTTTTGAATGGCTGAGACAGATTCTACAAAGACTTGTGCAAACTGTACATACTTGCAACAGCAACAAAATACGCATTTAGGCGTTTGCAGAAGATACCCTATATATCAAAGTCGGCATATAAATGAATGGTGTGGTGAATTTTCCCCACTAATGCTCGAATTACCCGTTATTTCTCTACCAATGTTAGACATTGAGGAAAACGACAAACCAAAACGCAAAATGTCTAGGAGGGTTCAACCATGAAACCCTTAAGAGACAAATTATTTGTTAGACCAGAAAAACGCATCAAATCAGAGCTGTATGTACAAACAGCTGAAGTTGATACTGTCGGCATCGTGGTCGCAGTTGGGGACGAAGCCCAAGCAGAAGGGCTAAATGTAGGTGATAAGGTCTATTTTGGCACTTTAGCCAAGGATTACAAAGACGAATACCTCAAATACACAGAATTTAAAGACAAAGGCGAACGCCTGATTGTCATGTCTTGGCAAGACGTTTGTTTTGTTGAGGAGCAAGAATGAAAGAAGTCTTTACTGTTAGCTATGACCCTCTCAGTAAAGCTGGTTCAATCAAGTTTACTGACGAATTCAAAACATGGGATTCAAAGTATCATGTCGAAGTGGCTCAAATGAGCCTAAAGTTATTCACCAAAATGAACAAGGAGTTAGACAATGCCATTAAAAAAGTCAAAAAGCCCACAAGCATTCAAGGAAAACATTAAAACCGAGGTAAAGGCGGGTAAACCCGTAAAACAAGCTGTTGCCATAGCGTACAGCGAAAAACGTGAAGCCGAAAAACGTGACCAAAAGAGGAAAAAATGATTACATTCAAAAGTTTAACTGTTAAAGAAGTCGAAACAATTTTGGCTGGGTTGATGGAATTGCCTAAAAAGCTGTCTGATGAGTTACACGCCAAGCTACACGCTGACGCAACTGCTCAATATCAAGCTGTTGTAAAAGCAACAGAACAAGCCGCCCCAGCTGAAGCCGCCAATGAAACACCCTCAACAGCGCAAAGTTAACGAACTAATCCCCTACATTAACAATAGTAGGACGCACTCTGATGCTCAAGTCGCACAAATAGCGGCAAGCATCAGGGAGTTTGGCTGGACAAACCCGATACTGATTGACGGAGAAAACGGCATCATAGCGGGACACGGACGGCTCAAGGCGGCAATGCTATTGAATATGGAGGAAGTGCCCGTCATAGAGCTGTCTCACTTGTCTGAAACGCAAAAAAAAGCATACATCATTGCTGATAACAAGTTGGCGATGAATGCTGGATGGGATATGGAATTGCTCAAGCTAGAAATTAGCGAGTTGGAAGACAAAGACTTCAATATTGAATTGCTTGGATTTGACCCGTCAGAGCTTCAACTAGATGAGCCTGATTATTCGGTTTTGGACGATGAAGATATCGAAAAACAGCTGGATGACATGGCGCAAGGGGTACGCAAGGCTATTCAAATTGAATTTGAGCCTGACCACTACGATGAAGCAG